CCATACCCTAAAAGATATGCTCAAGCTTTAAATAAACAAGGTGTTCCTGTTTTAAGAACAGAATCATCATTTGCCTCAGATGCAAAAGTATTAGTAGATCAATTAAAATTTATTATAGATTCAAATCCAAATTTAACAGCCGAATAATTATATATTTATAACCATATGAAAACAGATTTTTTAAAAAAACTAATTAAAGAAGCAGTACGTGAAGCAATTCAAGAAGAATTAAAAGATATTCTACTTGAAGCAGTTAAATCACCTAAAACAATAGTAAAAGAAACATATACTCCTGCTTACCAAACCTCAGCTGGAACTACAACTATTGAGCCTTCCCCATCAATAAACCATACTTTTAAACGTAATTTAAGAGATATGGTTGGTGGAGAATTTGGTACTATCTCTGCAACATCTGCAAATGCTCAACCATCATACGCTCCCCCACCGATAAGCACAGTAGGTGAAGGAACAAGTTTACCTGGTGGAGAAGTAAGTTTAGACCAAATAATGGGTTTAATGAAGTAAAATGGCTATAAGAATACCAAATAAAAATCCTTTAGATTTATCTAAAAGAATAGCTATTGGAGTGGCTATTCCTTTTAATCAATCTGCTGTATTTAGATCTACATACTCAACTACAGATCAAATAAAATCTAACCTTATTAATTATATTTTAACTAATAAAGGTGAAAGAATATTTAATTTAAATTTTGGAAGTAGTATTAGACAAACTTTGTTTGAAAATATAAATGAGGATACTCTTTTTTCATTACAATCTAATATCACTGAAGATATTAAACGTAACTTTCCCTCAATAAAAATACTTCAATTATCACTCACTCCCGACTTTGATAAGAATACAATTAATATGACATTATCGTATTCTATATATAATGGACCTGCTGATCTTGTACAAATAATTCTCTGATATGCCTACTAACGAAAATAGAAATATATCTTATTTAAATAAAAACTTTACAGATTTTAGAAACTCTCTTGTAGACTTTACTAAAACCTACTTCCCAGAAACATATAACGATTTCACTCCATCTTCCCCAGGAATGATGTTTATGGAAATGTCTTCATATGTAGGAGATGTTTTATCGTTTTATTTAGATAATCAAATTCAAGAGAATTTTTTACAATATGCTAAACAACAAAATAATGTTTATTCATTAGCATACATGCTTGGGTATACTCCCAAAATCACATCAGCTGCTACTGTAGATATAGATATATATCAACAAGTTCCTTCTATTATAAGTGGTTCTACATCTATTCCTGATTATTCATATGCTGTAAAAATATTAGAAAATACTCAAGTTACTTCTACTTCGGTTCCATCTTCCCCTACATTCCTTATCCAGGATATGGTAGATTTCTCTTTTTCTAGTTCACAAGATCCTACTACAGTAAATGTTTATCAATCTACATCAGGTACTGTAGATTATTTTTTATTAAAAAAGACTCGTAAAGCTATATCAGCAACTATTAAAACTACAACCTTTACCTTTGGATCCCCAATAAAATATCCTACAGTTAATATCTCAGATTCTAATATAATAGGAATATTAGACATAATTGATAGTAATGGAAATGAATGGTATGAAGTACCTTACTTAGCTCAAGAAACTATATTTGATACTATCAAAAACACTAACCCAAATGATCCTAATTTTACAACAGATTCAGGAGATGTTCCTTATTTATTAAGATTAAGAAAAATTCAAAGAAGATTTGTTACTAGATTTACTTCTCCTACTAATTTTCAACTTCAATTTGGTGCAGGTACTTCTCCTTCTAACAATGATGAAGAAATTATTCCTAATCCTGATAATATAGGTTTAGGACTACCATATAAAAGATCATTACTACAAACTGCTTTTGCTCCTGCAAACTTTTTATATACTGATACTTATGGTATTGCTCCATATAACACTACTTTAACTGTAAGATATTTAACTGGGGGTGGATTAGAATCTAATATTAATGGAAATATTTTAAATAGAATTTCTTCTCAAGGTAATATTAAGTTTGTATCTGCTAATTTAGACTCAACTCTATCTTCATATGTACTCAACTCAGTTATAACTAATAATCCTTCGGCTGCTACTGGTGGAAAGAATGGTGATACTTTAGATGAACTTAAACTTAAATCCTCCGTTAATTTTACAACCCAATTAAGAACAATTACCTCAGATGATTATTTAGTACGAGCTTTAAGTCTCCCATCAGAATATGGTACTGTTGCCAAAGCATATATTGAACAAGAAAGAATCCAAAACCTCCTCCCAGGAGAAACACCATCTATATTAGACTTATATGTGTTAACATACGATGCTAATAAAAATCTTCAACAATCTACTCCTGCTTTAAAACAAAATTTAAAAACATACTTATCTCAATATAAAATTATTAATGATTCTGTTAAAATAAAAGATGCATTTGTAATTAATATTGGTATAAATTTTGATATTATAGTTCTCCCTGAATATAACAATAATGAAGTAATATTAAACTGTATAAACAATTTAAAATCATATTTTAATATAGATAATTGGCAAATCAACCAGCCAATAGTATTAAAAAATCTTTATATATTATTAGATAAAGTTGAAGGAGTTCAAACTGTAAAAAATGTAGAAATAGTTTGTAAATCTCAAAACAATACATCTCCTTTATATTCTATATATAATTATGATGTTTCTGGGGCTACTCTTAATGGAGTTGTTTACCCATCATTAGACCCAATGATTTTTGAGGTTAGATTTCTTGATAATGATATTAATGGGCGTGTAGTTTCTTATTAAAATCTACATAATGTCATATTTATAATAAAATAAAATGGCAATTTATAAGATTTTTCCAACTAAGGATACAACTATATATTCATCTTCACCTAATAAAAACACAGGATTAGATGAAATCATAGAAACTACCCTAGATCCAACCTCGATTACTGGATATGCTGAGGCTAGTAGATTTTTAATCCAATTTTCATCTGATGAAATAACAGATATTATTAATAATAAAATTAATAATTCTACTTGGGATTCATATTTACGTTGTTTTATAGCAAATGTTGATGGGTTAAATCTAGATACAACACTAAAAGTTTATCCTATTTCTCAATCATGGGATATGGGAATAGGAAAATATGTATATTCTCCTGAAGTTACTACTGGAGCAAGTTGGTTATATAGAGATTATCTTGAAGGAAAGTATTGGTTTAATACTTCCTCTACATTCAATCTGAACACAACCGGCTCTGGAAATTCTGATAATTCCGCTTCTAGTTATATAGGAGGAGGAACATGGTATACTAACTATACATCTTCACAATTATTTAATTATTATGGAAGTAAAGATCTATTAATCAATGTAAAAAATATAACAGCAGCATGGTATAGTTCTAGCATTCCTAATAATGGTTTCATTGTTAAACAACAAACTGAATTTCTATCAGCCTCAGTATATAATTCTTCCCTTAAATATTTTTCTAGGGATACTAATACTATATACCCCCCATGCTTAGAATTTAGATGGAGAGATTATACATGGAATACTGGATCCTCAGGATTAACTATTTTAAACACAACCCCATCAACTATTGCTCTAAATGAAAACCCAGGAATATTTTATCCTGAAAGTATTAACAGATTTAGAATAAATTCTCGCCCAGAATATCCCGTAAGAATATTTTCTACCGCATCGTATTATACTCAAAATTATTATCTTCCCACAGCATCATATTATGCTATAAAAGATTTAGATACCAATGAAATTATATTTAATTTTGATACACAATATACTCAATTAAGTGCTGATGAGAATGGGAATTATTTTGATCTTTACATGAATGGGTTGGAGCCTGAAAGATATTATAGTATATTAATCCAAACTACTATAAATAACAATACAATTATATTTGATAATGATTATTATTTTAAAGTTATAAATAAATAATGGCAGACTATAATTTAAATAGAACCGTATTTGATAAAGCGTCTTATCAAAGCGTTATTGATACATCTTTAGGTAAAAGTAATCTAACAGCTCCCCCACCTCCTCTTGAGGATACTATAACAGTCGAAGAATTTTTTAATTTATATAGATCTATCTTTTATAATATTCCAATTTCTGGGAACAATAATTCACATGAATATATAGTAAAAACAAGCGGAGAATATATAAAAGATAATGGAATCACAGAAGATACTCAAGTTTTATTAGATGAAATTACATCTTTAAGACAACAACTCTTAACTCTATCAGAAGCTAACCTAACACTGCAGTTATCATCAAGTATGCAATAATATATGGCTATTACTACCTTTACCCCTTTCATAAACGGAG